ATTACTACGAAACACGGCCTGGTATTGGGGTGAGTATTTATTTAAAATAAATAAGAAGAATTCCCTAGAGCTCTTGAGATCATTAGCTTACCCAGATGACACAGCTATTGAAACATTTAACCGAGAACCTGTTATAGTCTCAGCTGTATTAGGAGAAAAAGTCACAGTGCCTATATACTCACAAACCGGCACTTACCTGACCACTGGCATCTCGGTAAATCACAAAAATCGTGTTAGGTTTGGTAGGATCAATATCGATCACATGGCTGACTACGGGTACGAGGAACGGAACAACAGCCTAATCTTCAACAACATAGTAATCCCTGGATGCGCTGCCCTAGTAGTAGGCAGGTCTGGGAGCTTGTTAAGCAATACACCATACGCATCAAGCTTCTTACTGTGTGGACCAGAACGGGCTAGGAACAATCTGAGGTTTGACCTCTCTTATGAGTTCTTTGACTTATGGGCACTAGGGGTGGTTAACAGGTGGCAAGGGTTTGATGTCCACTATTTGAGCACTTCTTCCAACAGTGAGCATAGATCCTTTGCTGCTAACAATGTTAGTATAGCAACACCACCAGTATTACCTAGAGCTGAAGACAATCAGGTAACTTTTAAGTTGCAATCCATAAGACCTAGGGCACATGAATTTGGCGACCCAATTGACAATAGGAACGGTATAGAATGTAAGTTCATCTGGACTAGGTCTGATAGTTATCCTGTAGAAAAGGTTGACCACTGGGCTCCTAGGTGTAGTGATTATATAACTAGTCATCATGTTGTAAGAAGTTTTAAGACTGTAGTTACGGACGTGCAGCATTATCAAGTCGCTGTATTTGGTAACTATAATATTGATGAGTCGTTTTTTCACTTCGACATGGTGAGGTCAGGCATACCAATCCCAAGTGTCAAACCACAGTTAGACTTGAGAGAGGAGGTTCCTGGCGAACCACCGACAACATCGACTGGCGATCAGTCATTGACTCCTGCGGGACAGGAATGACAAAAAGGGATCTAGCTAGGCTAGATACTGTTGGCGTTGATATCTCAACACCTGATGGCACAAGCAGGCTTGGTAAGTCCGACGCATCTTTTGAAAACCGAGTCCAAGTGACTGGAACCATCAATCTATCGTCTGGAACTTTAGGTGATACGAGGGTAGCTAATAGACAAAAATTCAGGAATAGGCACTCTTTTAAGAATATATCTTTCCCAACATCAGTAATCATTACTGATCACTCAATCATTTCTGTACCTTTCGACTATTCAACACACAATTTGTATGATATTATACCTGGTGTATGTATAACAGGGACTTACCATTATAATTTAGAGGGTGTGTCCATACCTTTATTATGTCAACCAGTATTTGGTCTAAATATTACATTACTCTATCTTGATAATAATTACGATTTTCGATGTTTAAATGAACCTCACAACCTGAGGCTGTCTAGGATTCAATTTGGTCCTAACCTTTTCTCATACGGTTATGTAACTAGGGGTGAGATACTTAGATATGCTCTATACCTGACACACGCTGGTGATAGAAAAGTTAATTACGTATATAGACCCAATTCTTTAGTAAAGAGGTGGCTTGATGGGTCTGCTGAACCTCCGAC